CTTTCTTTTCCTCGAACGGATTTCCTACTTTTGCGCCCTTCTGCTGATTACAAAAATAATGCGCTGCCTGCAAGTTGTCCCAATCCTCTGCCGCAGCTCGTGCCGAAGCGTAACCGAACTCCCGCCAACGTGCCACGGGTCTGATCTCATCGACCACAAACGAAAGCGGATGCTGCGCGTCGCTCGGCTCATCGTAATGTATCGGACCGAACCGCCCTTTACATATCCCGCATGGCGCGCCCATGGCTTTCAGCCTGGCACGGTGTTTCCTGCGCAGTGTACCGTTCGCATATCGCGGGTTACTCATCTCCGCACCCGCTCCCCAAGCCGTCTACGCGGTCCTCTGATGCGTTTTCACTCTCAATAAGTGAAGCTACCCTCGCACCGTCCGAAATCGCCGTATAGGGGCACACAGAGAGCATACAGAAGCATGTGCCGTCTAAGCATTCCGCCCAAACGCATTTGCAGCCCCTCGGGCACACCCGGTATTCTCTTTTCACGTGCACCCCTCCTTTCGGTTTCGGGCATAAGAAAAGCACCCACGCAACAGCGCAGGTGCTCCTTGTAGACTTCCTCAATTATCATTATAGGCGGACAAAACGGACAAAGCGGACAAATCTCAAATTTTTTTGAAAATTCTCGAAAATTCTTTTCGCAGCGCTTCTGGCGACTTGTAACCGCTCATCTCACGCATAATGACCTTCCACCTCGTCCCGTGCTTCATGACACATCGGGCGAGCTTCTGAGGGCGGTAGGCAAGCCTGCCCACAAACGCTTCGATCTCCGCCTTTTGCACTTCAAGTTCCCGAATGCGTTCTGCGTGTTTCGGGTTCGGCATCCCCTGCACGGTAACGCTGTGCAGGTTGAACGGGAACTCGTCCGCGCTCGCCTGCACCACGTCGCTGACCGCCGCGCTGTCTTTCGCTTTCAGCTCTTCGATTTCCGCGCAGATGTCGGGGTATTGCTCCAAAAGTTCTTTTGTCATTGCCTGCCTGCCTCCATCATTGATTTAGCGTCATCTGCTCCGGCGCGAACTCTGCTTCCGGAATATCTCGCCACCCAATTCCGAGATAATCTAAAACTTTTCCCCAGCCATACGGTGTTCCGTTTTCATCAAAGCAACACCTATTCATCCAAAAATCCCATTCTTTGTAGTTCCGTTTCCGTAGCCGATCGAATCGATGAGGCCGCTTTTCGAGCTGAATTCCAAATCCACACATCGAGCATCCGGTTCGCTGCTCTCCAGAAGTATACAAATGACCATCTTCATCCTTCAGTATGCTTCCATAAATCTCAGGGACAGGGACCTTTAAATCAAGTGCCAACTGTAATAAATCCTGTCTATTAAAAATTGCAAATGGTGCTGAACGAATGGTTCCCTTTCCAAAGTAGTTACAGCCATTTAGCATTAAAGACTTCTCACGTCTTCCGCCTTCGGATGCCATCAGCCCTAAATACGGTACACAATTGTGCTCTTTAGCCCAATCAGAGCACGGTTTTTCTTTGAGGTAATAGCAACACTTCGAGGAGACTTTAAACGGTGCAATTTGATAATTCACGCCTTCTTCTTCATTTTCTAATCCGCCGAATTTTTCGAGCCACTTCTGCGCAAGTTTCATTTTTGAATGCTTTTGAAATCCACCATATTCACCAGTTTCGCCTGTAACAATTGCATGCCTTATGGTTTTATTATTGGGAGTTGGGTTTTGAAGCAATTCAATTTTACGGGCGATTTCCTTGGAGAGTACAGGGAAACCAAATTCTTGAATTAGTTTTTGCTTATTCCATCGCGTACCATCAGTTCTAACTGCTGGTGGTAGTGAGATAACTCCAATCTGTTTGTGGATTTTTTGGATACTAACATCTTCGAGCGAAGAGACTGATACCGCTGGCACATCTATTCCTATTGATTTCAA